GCAAAGAACAAAGCCAAAAAGTGATTCCAATTTGCATCGCCACAGTACACGGCAAGGGGTTGCCTGTACTGATTGAGTCTATTCGGCAATACGCGCCAGAGGCGTTTATTTACCTTCGCGGTCCTGCCGATGTCGTTAGCCGTTACGAGAACGCTCGCATCATTGTTGGCGAGCCACGCAACTTTGGTGAGGACTACAACGAAGTCATTGATGACGCGCTGAAGTACCACACAGCTTGCATTGTCTGCAATGACGATGTTGTTTTGACCCCCACCAGCTATGCCAGACTACTTGAAGACGTTGCTACGATTCGTGAGCTGGAGCCTTCGGTTGGTTGGGTTGCTTCTCGTTGCGATGCTTCTCGTGCTGTGCAGAACATCAGGTTCAATCGGGAAAACGAAAAAATAGACATGATGAAGTTTCACGCTGAAAACTACATCTTCCCCACCGATGTTGTCAGTCCAATCTTTGCGTATGTCTCGCGTGACGCATGGAACCACGGACGTTTTGGACCATTGAACTGGTACTCAGACGATGTGTCCTGCTTGGATATGTCGGCCAAGGGCTATTCGCATTACGTTTCAACTTCGTATGTTCACCACGTTGGGAGCCAGACAGTTGGCCTTAACGCTCAAAAATTAGTCCTTGAGGCTCTGCCTTGGATTCAGGAAAACCGTCCACAGTATGTCGAACAATTCTTTGGTTCTTAATTTAGGCTCTGGCAAGGATTGGCGCGAGGACTGCATCAACGCAGACATCCAGCGCCGAATCAAATCCGATTGGTGTCTAGACATTCAGGACGTTCACTGGGGTTCAATGCTTGTCACTCGCATGGGCGACTTCTACGTCAAGCATGGGATGTTTGATGTGATCTTGGCAAATGACATCCTTGAACACGTACCTGATTTGGTCAAGGCCATGACCAACTGCAAGGATTTGCTCAAGGATGGTGGCGAGATGCGTATTCATGTGCCTTATGACTTGTCGTACGGCGCATGGCAAGACCCCACCCACGTCCGAGCGTTCAACGAGAAGTCATGGCTGTATTACACAGATTGGCATTGGTACTTGGGTTGGGAAGACCGTTTCCATTTGAAGCATCTTGAGTTCACGCTCTCTGAGGTCGGGGAAAGTCTAAAATTGCCACAAGATGAGATTTTGAGGACTCCACGGGCGGTGGACTCCATGTACGTCATATTGCAAAAGGGCAAAAAATGAAAGTTCCATACGAGTTTGAGTCTGAGACAACCAGTGCTTTGCTCAATAAGGCAAAAGAGCAGATTGAAGACTTGATGGAGTCCAAAGACCCTGAAGAAGTCAAAGAGGAAGAAGCAGAACACCAGCAGATGGATGACGCCGACTTGGAAGCAATGGTCGGTCAAGAAATCACTGATGCCGTTTCTTACATCGACTCAGACTTGTCGCCTATTCGTGCGATGGCTACACGTTACTACCGTGGCGACCCCTTCGGTAACGAAGAAGAAGGTCGTTCGCAAGTCGTTGCTATGGAGACACGCGACACCATCTCAGCAATGATGCCTTCCTTGATGCGTGTCTTCTTCAGCACTGAAAATGTCGTTGAGTTTGTGCCACGTGGCCCTGAAGACGTGAAGAACGCACAGCAAGCCACTGACTATGCGAACTACGTATTCAGCAATGACAACAACGGCTTTATGACTGCCTACGCCACCTTCAAGGATGCTTTGGCGCGTAAGTGCGGCATCATGGAAGCCGTCTGGGAAGAAACCGAAGAAGTCCGTATTGAGCAGTATTCTGGCCTTGACGATGCAACCTTGCAGATGTTGATGGATGAGCCAGAAGCTGAGATGAAGATTGTTGTGTCTTACCCAGATGAAGACGCAATGCAGATGCCAACACAGGTTGACCTTGTGTCTGGTCAACCGATCATCCCACCACAAGCCATGCTGCACGATGTTGAGATCAAGCGCATCGTCAAGTCTGGTCATATCCGTGTGAGTTCTGTTGCTCCAGAGGAATTGCTGCTTTCACGTCAAGCATTGGATTTTGAGAACGCCCCAATCATTGGTCGTCGCAAGATGGCTTCCGTGGCTGAATTGATCTCAATTGGCTACGATGAAGACGAGGTGATGGAATACGTTGGTTCTTCTGACTTGGCTGACAACGAAGAAAACTTGGCTCGTCATGCCTTGAACAATCAGCAGTTCTCTGCTGAGAGCGCCAACCCAATGGAGCAGCGCGTCCTGTACTGCGAAGTCTACATCCGTGTTGACTTTGACGGTGACGGCATCCCTGAGTTGCGCAAGGTTTGCACAATGGGTCCAAGCTATGAAGTCAAACGTAACTTGCCTTCAGCTTACATCCCATTCGTGGCCTTCCCATGTGACCCAGAGCCACATACATCCCCACTGGAAGCTGGTTCGATCTTTGACATTACCCACGACATCCAAGAGATCAAGTCTGAGATTCTGCGCAACACGCTGGACTCCTTGGCTCAGTCTATTCACCCACGCACAGCCGTGGTGGAAGGCCAAGTCAACATGGATGACGTGCTGAACAACGAGACAGGCGCTGTCATCCGTATGCGCGCGCCAAACATGGTGCAGACATTTGCACAGCCGTTTGTTGGTCAAGCTGCCTTCCCAATGCTGGACTACGTGGACAGCATCAAGGAAGACCGTACTGGCATGAGCAAGGCCGCTATGGGCTTGAACGCTGACGCTTTGCAGTCGTCTACACGTGCTGCTGTTGCTGCCACTATCAGCGCCAGCCAAGGTCGTATTGAGCTGACATCACGTTTGCTGGCTGAAGGCATGAAGACGCTGTTCAAGAAGATTTTGTTCTTGACGGTCACACACCAAGACAAAGCTCGAATGATTCGTCTGCGCAACGAGTGGGTGCAGATCGACCCACGCGCTTGGGACACATCAATGGACGTGACCGTGAACATCGGTTTGGGCAATGGCGACACCAACGAGAAGTTGGCTGCCTTGGCTCAATTCGCTGCAAAGCAAGAGGAAATCATTGGTCAATACGGTTTGGATAACCCTGTTGTGACGCCACAGCAATACGTCCGTACTTTGCGCAAGATGGTTGAGATGTCAGGCTTTAAGGACGCATCAAGCTACATCAACGATTTGCCTGACGATTGGAAAGCGCCAGAAGCACCAGAGCCAAAGCCAAGTCCTGAAGAAATTTTGGCTCAAGTGCAAGCACAGTCGATTCAAGCTGACATTCAGAAGAAGGCAGCGGAACTAGAGCTGAAGCGTCAACAAATGATGCTTGATGATGACTTCCGCAGAGATCAGATGAATCAAGATCGACTACTTAAACAATACGAACTTGAGTTAAAGTACAACACACAGATCAGCACTGCCCAAATCGTGGCAGAGCAGAATGTGAATCGAGAAATTGTTAAAGAGCAATCGGCAATTGTTCAGAACGCAGTGCAACAAGCACAGCCTCAGATGCAAGACCCGTATATGCAACCCATCAACCCACAAGGAATGGTCTAAGTGAGCGATAACCAAGAAACCGTCCGTAAGGGCAAAAAGGCTGAGAGTCTGATTCAAGACGAAGCCTTTTCAGCAGCACTGCTGCAAATGGAGAACGATGCCGTCTGGCTTTGGAAAAGCACGAAGCCAGAGGACACCGTGAAAAGAGAGAGCGCGTGGCACATGATTCAAGCCGTTGAGCAATTCCGTACCCAGATCAACAAGATCATGGACAACGGCAAGATTGCACAGCGTCAGATCGAACGCGCTCAGAAATCATTGGTATAAAGGAATTTGGAAATGTCAGACGGAACCGCCAACCCCACAGGGAGCATCCCCGCAGGTCCAATGTCAGTGGACGAAGCGTCCAGTGCCCTCGCTCAATTATTCGGCCCTGAAGAAGGACAAGCCGAAGAAGTAGATGAGGCGCAGTTGTCATCCGATGAGGATGATGCGGCATCTGTTGATGAAGAGCTTGACGTGCAAGACGACGAGTCAAGCGACGAAACGACAGATGAACAGTCAGAAGATTCTGATGAAACTGAGGAAGACGAACAACCACAGGTTTTCACCGTCAAAGTTGATGGCAAGGAAATCGAAGTGACGTTGGACGAACTCCAGCAAGGTTACAGCAGAACCCAAGACTACACACGAAAGACGCAACAGATCGCGGAAACCCGTAAAGCGGTTGAAGCTGAAGCTGCTGCTATTCGTGCCGAGCGTGAACAGTACGCTCAATTGTTGGGAGCGTTGCAACAGCAACTTGAGTCGGCTGGTGAACAGTCTATTGATTGGGACCGTCTTTACGCAGAAGACCCCATTGAATGGGTACGCCAGCGAGAGTTAGTGCGTGACAAGCAAGAGCGACAAGCAGCTATTCAATCTGAACAGCAGCGACTTTCTCAGCTTACTGCGCAACAACAGTCAGAGGAGATGAAGGCGACACTTGCGAAAGAAAGTGAAGCACTCATCAAAGCCATTCCTGAATGGAAAGACGAGAAGAAGGCAAAGGCTGAAAAGGCTTTGTTGATCGAGTTTGGACAGAAGGTTGGTTACTCTGAAGACGAACTCAAGAATGTCTTTGACCACAGGGCTGTCATCACGTTGCGTAAAGCAGCGTTGTATGACCAGATGGTGTCCAAGCGTAAGGACATCAAACCCGTAGTCAACAACGGTCCACGTCCAGTAAAGCCTAGTGCTGCTGGTCGGGTCTCTCCAACAACTGAAGGTACTCGCGCAAAACAGCGTCTTGCAAAAACTGGTCGTGTCGATGATGCGGCTAAAGCAATTGAACTTCTTTTGAAATGAGGCACTTAAATGGCAATCGTAACTAACACATTCACCACCTTTGATGCCAAAGGCATCCGTGAAGACCTGAGCAACGTCATCACCAACATCTCGCCCGAAGAAACTCCTTACATGAGCAACATCGGTCGTGAGTCAATCAGCAACTCTTTGTACGAGTGGCAGACTGACGCATTGGCTTCTGCTGCTGCTAACAAGCAGTTGGAAGGCGATGACATCACTTCTTTTGACGCTGTGACAGCAACTGTGCGTATGCAAAACTACGCTCAGATCAGCCGCAAGACAATCGTGTTGTCTGCTACTGAAGAAACCGTCAACAAGGCTGGTCGTAAGTCTGAATTGGCTTACCAGATCGCCAAGCGCGGTGCTGAGTTGAAGCGTGACCAAGAATTCACATTGTTGAATGGCGCTGTGGCTGCTGCTGGTAACAGCACAACCGCTCGCGGTACTGCTTCGTTGGGCGCTTTCGTGAAGACCAACGTGGATATGCAAACCAACGGTGCAAATCCTGACTACACAACTTTGCCAACATCTGCTCGTACAGACGGCAACGTGCGTACCTTCACCGAAACCATCTTGAAGAACGTCATCCAAAAGGTGTGGTCTGCTGGTGGTACTCCAAAGATGTTGATGGTTGGCCCAGTGAACAAGCAGCGCGTGTCTGGCTTCTCTGGTATCGCATCAAGCCGTTTCAACATTGACGGTGGCGCAAAGCCAGCGACTTTGGTTGGCGCTGTTGACATCTACGTGTCTGACTTCGGCAACGTGCAAGTTATCGCTAACCGCTTCCAGCGCGAGCGTGACGCATGGGTGATCGACCCTGACATGGCTAAGATGACCACTCTGCGTCCTTACCAACAAGTTGAACTCGCCAAGACTGGTGACGCTGAGAAGCGTATGCTGATCGTTGAGTGGGGTCACAAAGTGTTGGCTGAGAACGCAATGGGCTTGGCTGCTGACTTGATTACTTCTTAATCAAACCAAGGAAAGGGGCGGGGAAACTCGCCCCTTTTTTTATATGAACGAATCACGACTCTTTGACTATGACGAATACACAGGCTTGAAGAAGGTCTGGCATTACGATGCAGAGAAGGATGAGGCAACGATTGAGACTGTTCAAGATATTTCATCCATTATTGAGATGAACAAGATTGACCAGACGCAATCAGATAACAACGGCTGGAAAGGTGAGTTCCACCATGTTGCTCGAATCCCATTGTCTGTTTACTACAAGCTGCAAGCTGAAGGCAAGTTAAATGATGATGCCTACATGAAGCGCTGGTTAAACGACCCGACCAACAAATTCTTTCGCGTGAAAGAAGGACAAGTATAAAAAAATGACACAAGAAACCATCAAATACATCGCAGTATGCACACCAGCAAGAGATATGGTCCATTCGAACTACACGTTCTGTTTGGTCAATATGGTGGCGTACCACACACTCAACACTCCTGACGCAATCTGCCTGAAAATCAACCAAGGCACATTGATTCAGAACCAACGCGCAGACTTGTGCCTTGAAGCAATGCGTGAGGACTGTACTCACGTTTTGTTCATTGACTCAGACATGACGTTTCCACAAGACATGGTTGGACGTTTGCTGGCGCATGACAAAGACATTGTGGCTACTAACTGCGCTCGTCGTCGTATGCCAACAGGACCAACAGCTCGTGGCTTGGAAGGGCAGCTTGTCTACTCAATGCAAGAGTCAACAGGCTTGGAAGAAGTCGAGTCTATCGGTATGGGCGTTATGCTGATTTCACGCAAGGTTTTTGAATCATTGTCAGAGCCTTGGTTTGAAACTCCTTGGCGTACAGACAAGCGTGGCTATATTGGCGAAGATGTTTTCTTCTGTCGCAAAGCACGTGCTGCTGGCTTTAAAATATACATAGACCACGATGTGTCGAAGGAAATCGGACACATTGGGACATTTGAATTCAGGCACGAACACACTTGGGTGATGCGTGACTTGGATAAAGCACAAAAGGCATCCTAATGGCACTCTCTACCTACTCAGAGCTGAAGTCCTCAGTTGGCGATTGGTTGAACCGTACCGATCTCACATCTGCAATTCCAGACTTCATCTCATTGGCTGAAGCTCAGATTGAGCGTAAGTTGCGCACACGTCAGATGATTGTTCGTGCCACAGCCACTGTGGACACTGAGTACGGTACTGTGCCAGCAGACTTCCTTGAGGTGAAATCTCTCAAGCTGCAAACGAATCCAGTGACTCCTTTGCAGTTTGAGACGATTGACTCTCTTGACAATCTGCAAGCTCAATATCCATCATCAAGCAAGCCACGATTCTTCAGCATTGTTGGCTCGCAGATTCGTACAGTTCCAGTGCCTGATTCATCCTATACGGCTGAACTCACGTATTACGCAAAGTTGACTAAGTTGTCAGATTCAGTGACTGTGAACTGGTTGCTGACTGCTGCTCCTGATGTCTATTTGTACGGTGCTTTGCTACAAGCCGCGCCATACCTAAAGGATGATGCGAGAATCTCAGTATGGGCAACGATGTATACGTCAGCAATGGAAGACTTGCAAGTTGCTGATGACCGTGGCGCTACTTCTGGTGGTGCTTTGGTTGCAAGGGCAAGAACTTTTGGATAAGGAATAACAGATGTCATCTTTTAGCGATTACACCGAGAACCTAGTTCTCAAATGGCTGCTGACAACAAACTCAGCAACACGTCCAACAGCTTGGTATGTTGGATTGTTTACAGCAGCCCCATCAGACACTGGTGGCGGTACTGAAGTCACTGGTAACGCATACGCACGTGTTGCCACTGGAACAATCAGCGTTTCAGGCACGTCTCCAACCACTGCCACCAACTCTGCTGCAATTGAGTTTGCTGCTGCTTCTGGTGGTAACTGGGGTACTGTGACTCACGCTGCGATCTTTGATGCTTCCACATCAGGCAATATGTTGGCATGGGCTGCATTGACCACATCACGCACCATCAACAATGGCGATGTGTTCCGTATTCCTGCATCTAGCCTGACAGTCACTCTGACCTAATCATGGCAGCTTACGGCTCTGGCTATTACGGCGGGGGCAATTACTCCTTCGGAGTATCTCTTGGAGCCGTAGCAATTGCAGACACTTCCACAGCGTCTGTATCAGCAAAACGCGTCTGCATAGGCGCATTTGTTGTTTCTGCTTCAAGTTCAGTTGCTGTTGCTGCCAACGTAGTCAAGCCTGATGCTTCATTCACGGTTGCAGCCACCAGCTCAGTTGCTGTTGCTGGTACTCGCATTGCAGTTGGAGCTGCTGCTGTTACTTCTTCCAGCTCTGTTTCTGTCTCTGGACTGCGTTACGCCATAGGCGCTGCAACTGCTGCATCTACGTCTGCTGTCTCTGTTTCTGGACTACGTTACGCCATTGGAGTGTTTGCGTCTACTGACGTAAGTGCAGTAACTGTCAACGGCTTGCGTGTCGCGCTGGCTGAGATGAACGTCTTTGACGATGCCGTGATGACGGTTGGTTCGCAAGTCATTGTGAATCAGCCAATGAACTTTGAAGGTTTAAGCGAAGTTGTCATTGATGGTGTCCGTGTTCAGTTGCAAGGCTTCACAGTTTCGTGTGTTTCTGAGATGTCAGTCACAGCACGTAAAAAGTGGGAAAATGAGAGCGATACAACAGAGACGTGGACAGATATTGATGACACGTCAAATGATTGGGTAGTTGCTTCTGATACGTCAGAATCATGGACGGATATTGACGACACAACAGAGACTTGGGTTCCAATATCTGATAACACTGAAACGTGGCAAATTGCCGCATGAGGATTGAAAAATGGCTGATACCACAACCACAAACATATCGCTGACCAAACCAGAGGTTGGCGCGTCAACAGACTCATGGGGTACAAAGATCAACACCGATCTTGACACCATTGATGCGATCTTCAAGGCTGACGGTACAGGTACAAGCGTTGGCTTGAATGTTGGTTCTGGTAAGGTTTTGAATGTCACTGGTACTGCAAACTTTGCAACTATTGCAGCCTCTGGCAACGTAACGCTTGGCAATGCTTCTACTGATACTTTGAACGTTGGCAATGGTGGCCTTGTCAAAGATGCGTCAGGAAACGTAGGTATTGGTACAACGCCTGCTGCGTGGGGTTCAGGTAGAAAAGCGCTTCAACTAGGTACTTATGGAGCTTTTGCAACAAACAGCAACTCTTTTTATTTGAACAATAACGCATACACAGACGGCACAAATTGGGTGTACTTGAATACCAATTACGCCACACGATATGAATCGACCAACGGGGTTCATTCTTGGTCTGTAGCTGCATCTGGAACAGCAGGAACTACAGCCACTTTTAACGAGTCTATGCGTATCGACACCAGCGGTAACGTAGGTATTGGTAACACTTACTCTATTGGCGGCAACTACCTGTCCCTTGCGATTGGTGGTTCCAAGCGGGGGATTATTGCGGTTCGTAATAACGCTGCAACCGACATGGGCTATGCGTATGTCAATGAGTCCAGTGGATTTTTTACAGTAGAAGCAGCGGGAGCAAACCCTCTTGTTTTGTCTACCAACGGTGCAGAACGCGCCCGTATCGACTCCAGCGGTAACTTTCGAGTGCGTAACTTGACAGGAGGTAGCAACAATAATGGTTTATTGGTTGAAGAAGACGGGGCAAATACTACCCGTGTGAGTATAGGGGGTGCTAACAGTTCTTCTGCAACGGGTTTGTCTATTTACTCCACAGGCGCAGGAGCGTTCCGCTTTTTTGTAAGCTATAGCGGTCAAATAAGCGCCACTAGCACTAGCATTTCAGCTATTTCAGATGAAAGTTTAAAAGAAAACATTGTCGATCTTGAAACAGGAATTGCTGAGGTGATGGCTTTGCGCCCCCGCCGTTTTGACTGGAAAGAAGAAACACAACTTGAAGCTAAAAATGTTGCTGGTTTTATTGCTCAAGAAGTTGAACAAGTTTTACCTGAGTTGGTTTATGACTATCAGTACAACGAAACTGAAATCAAAAAATCTATCAAGATGGGAGACATTCTTCCCACCCTTGTTAAAGCCATCCAAGAACAACAAGCCATGATTACTTCGCAATCTGAACAACTGTCATCGCAAGCTGCGGTAATCACATCACTCACAGCCCGTATTGAAGCATTGGAGCAAGCATAATGACCATAGAATTTAAAATTGCTCAACTTGAGCGTCAAACATCTGATGGTTTTGTGACCACAGTTCATTGGACTGCTTCTAAGACAGAAGGTGAAAACACTGTTAGCTCTTACGGCGCAGTAGGTTTCAGTAAAGAAGACGGTGTAAACCTTATTCCTTTTGCTGACCTGACTGAAGCAGTTGTCATTGATTGGGTCAAAGAGAAGCTAGACGTTGAAGCGATGGAAATAGGCTTTGATGCTCAACTGGATGAACTAGTTGTCCCTTCTAAAACATCTGGTATGCCTTGGAGTCAGGAATGAATATTAAGCTAGAACTCACAGTTGATGCGGTCAACTTCATCTTGCAAGTGCTTGGTGAATTGCCAAGCAAAACTGGTGCTTATCCTTTGATTGTTGAAATCAAGAACCAAGCTGACCCACAAGTTCCGAAAGTTGAAGATGGACAACCAGCAACTGTTTAACCTAGTGGTCAGCGTTGCTGGCTTCTTGGCTGTTTACACACTTAACGGCCTGACTCGAAAGATTCAGCGCCTTGAGGATGATCTGAAGTCTTTGCCGCATGACTATGTGCAAAAGGATGACTACCGAGCTGATACGCGTGACATCAAAGAGATGCTCAAGCAAATCTTTGACAAGCTAGACGGTAAAGCAGACAAGTGATGTGGACCCAATCAGTCTCCTTCTTATGGCACAAAGTGCGGTCAGCGCCATACGCGCTGGCTGTCAAATGCTGTCTGAAGGCAAGGCTGAAATTGGGAAGTTCAAAAAACAAGTTGAAGGAGGCGTGGCTGATGCTAAAGCAATCTTCAAGGAAGTCACTGGCATCTGGGGGTGGATTCAAGGTCTATTTGGAGCGCCTCCAAAACCTAGCCAAAGCATTGTCACCACAGCCGAGCCAGCCAAACCATCCGCGAAAAAATCCAAAGCACAACCAGAACCAGAGCTGAGTTACGAGGAGTTTCAAGCAAGAGCAGTCCACGAAATCTGCGAAAACCTCAAAGTCTACTTCGAGGCCATCAGACATTTAAAGGCGCACTGTCGAGAACTTGAAGAAGAAGCTCTGACCACAGAGAAGGTTGCCGACAGTGCGATTGATAGGATTGAGATGCAGTGGCAGATGAAAGAACTGAACAAGCAGCTCAAGCAGTCAATGATTTATGGAACGCCACAAGAGCTTGGTCTTGGTTCGATGTACCAAGAGTTCTTGGCTAAGTACGATGAAATCTTGGAGGAGCAAGAAGTTGCCCGTGAGCTGAAGCTCAAGAAAGAACGAGACAACGCATGGCGACACGCACACCGCAAAGAAATCCTAACAGCCAAAGTGGTGTACGTGGTGGCAGTGACAATGGGCCTCCTAGAGATAATGGGGTTGTATTTCACTCTATGAAGGAATTTTGGTTCTGGGTGGCTATCGTCACGTTAATCATCTTCTGTCTGATGATGCTGTCGTTTGTGATAATTCACACTGACAAGCAGCTAAAGAAGGTAAATGCTCTTGTGATTCGATTGGAAGAAAAGGAAAAGAAACGTGAGAAAACTCGCACTGACCCTGTTGATGTTGATTAGTCTTGCGGCATGTGAAGATCGTTATAGGTACACATGTCAGGACCCACAAAACTTCACGGCAAAACGCTGCCAACGCCCTGACTGTCTATTCACACAAGACTGTCCAGATTACTTAGTCGCCCCTGTATTGGAGAAGCAAATTGCACAACAACCAGCACCAGCAGCGTCATCTGACCGCTGAAGAATTCGAAACCCGAATCTGGGGTTTTGTCGTTATCGTTGTCACGCTGATTCTGGCTGGCATTGTTGCTTTTATGCTTTACAGCTTAGCCTTCGTGGTTCAACCTTTGAAGTCAATGGCTCCAATGGACCAAGCATTTGCCAAGATGCTCAATGACATTGTATTGTTGGTCGTTGGCGGCATTGGTGGTGTGATGAGCCGTAAAGGTGTTCAAGCAGCAGCAGAGAAGATGGCGGCTCCACAGCCCCCAAAGACACAAACCGTAGCGCCTAGCACTTCCCCTGCGCCTACGGCTCCAATTGGGGGAATGTTTGATTTCAACTTTGGCGGTTTCCAAAACCCAGAGTTGGATGAGACTTGGAGAGCGCCACCACCACCTACAACGCCAGCAGACTTCATTGACCCGTCAGCCGAGGAAATTGCACATGAACGTGCAGCAGCAAAAGGTGAAGCGTAATGGTAAACCCTTGGATGATTATTGGTGTCATTTGTGTCGTGCTTGGAACATACAAGTACGGCACACATGAAGGCTACAAGGAGCGCGATGCAGAGATGCAGCAAGAGATCGCAAGGCTCAATGAGGAGTCTCGCGCCAAGGAGCAAAAGCTCGCTGAAGACTTGAATCAAACATCTTCACAATTGAAGGAAGCAAACGATGTTGTCACTCAAAAACAAAGTTCTCTTGATGCTGCCATTCGTTCTGGCAGGGTGCGCTTCGGCTCCTCAGGTTGCGCACAAGGGAGTTCAGGTTCCACCACTGCCAGCGGAAATAACCAAGCAGGAAGCGAATCTGACATCGAGACTCTCAGACTTATTGCTGAAATCGCAGCCGAAGGCGACAGAGCCATCAACAAGCTCAATGCCTGTATCACAGCCTATGAGCAAGTCAGGAGCCAAGTAAATGACGGTCAACGCTGAACAACTAGCCAAACTGCACATTGATGGCAAATGGACTGAGCCATTAAATGAAGTCTTTGAACGATTTGGCATTAGTACGCCAAGGCAACAAGCTGCCTTCATCGCGCAGTGCGGACATGAATGCGGTAGTTTTCGCATCCTTGAGGAGAACCTGAACTATCGTGCAGCCACTCTGATGAAGCTGTGGCCTAAACGCTTTCCAACTCAAGAGGTTGCCAATGCTTACGAAAAGAACCCAAAGAAAATCGCAAACATGGTCTATGCTTCTCGCATGGGTAACCGTGATGAGTCATCTGGGGATGGTTACCGTTTTCGCGGTCGTGGGTGTATTCAGCTTACTGGTCATGCTAACTATTTCCATGCTGGTAAGGCATTGGGGATTGATTTTGTTGCTGACCCTGATTTGGTTGGTACTCCAAAGTATGCAGCCCTAACTGCTGGATGGTATTGGCCAACTCACAATTGCAACAACTTAGCGGAAGCAGCAGATTGGGTCGGACTGACCAAGAAAATCAACGGTGGAACGATTGATCTAGACGACCGTATAAAACACACCAACGAAGCACTGGCGGTTTTACAAGCCTAATTTCAGCGAAAATATAGGCTATGTCAAACGTAAAGCAGCAACTAAGCACACCAGCATTACCTGACTTGCCTAACCCGCAAGAACGGTATGACAGACTGACTGTTGCTCAAACCAATGCTGCTTTACGGACTTTCTTCTTGAAGGTCGTCAACTCATTAGCGACATTGCTTGGTCCTATTGGTGGCAAATACATCAATAACCCATATGGTGCTGTTCAAAGAAGTACAGACTTCAATTTTGTTGCAGCAAATACTGCTTATCTTGTAACTTGCAATACAACTGATTTTCTTAATGGAATGACGCTTGATGTTGGTGATGGTTTGCACGTTGTGCAAGCTGGAAAGTACAACTACCAGTTCAGCATCCAGATGGCTAACACAGACACAGCAATTCAACACGCTGTTGTTTGGTTGCGTGTCAATGGTACTGATGTTGCTGGAACTGCAAGCAAGTTTGATATTCCAAGCAAGCATGGCTCATCTGATGGCTATTTGATTGCGGCTTGCAACTTTTATGTTGATCTCGCCAATGGCGACCATGTTGAATTATGGGCTGCAAGTTCAAGCACAGCAGCTTACTTTGAAGCATATGCTGCTCAAACAAGCCCATATGTTCGTCCATCAATCCCAAGCGTTGTTGTCACGCTTTCATTTGTTTCGAACTAATCATGGCACTCATTCCACTCAAAATTCCTGCTGGTGTCTTCCGTAATGGCACTGAATATCAGTCTTCTGGACGTTACTACGATTCAAACCTAGTTCGTTGGTTTGAAGGCACTTTACGTCCAATTGGTGGATGGCGTAAGCGTTCATCTACGCAATTGACAGGTTCATGCCGTGGGCTTATCACTTGGCGTGATAACTCAGCAGATCGTTGGATTGTTGCTGGAACGAACTCCAAGCTGTACGTGATGAACGAGGCTGGCACTGTTAAGGACATCACACCAACTGGCTTCACCACTGGTTCTGCTGATGCCGTGTCCAAGTTGGGTTATGGCTACGGAACTTACGGCTCGTTTGCTTACGGCGTTGCTCGTCCAGACTTAGGCTCTTTGACTCCTGCTGCTACATGGTCAATGGACACTTGGGGCGAGTATCTCGTTGCCTGTTCTGATGCTGATGGCAAGCTGTACGAGTGGCAGTTAGGCTTTTCAAGCCCAACATTGGCTGCTGCAATTAGCGGCGCTCCAACGTCTTGTGCTGCTGTTATGACGACTGCTGAACGCTTTGTCTTTGCTCTTGGCGCTTCAGGCAACCCACGTATGGTGAAGTGGTGCGACCAAGAAGACAACACAGATTGGACACCTTCAACCACAAATCAGGCTGGTGACTTTGAGTTGCAGACTGTTGGCTCATTGAAGTGCGGTAAACGCGTCCGTGGATTGAACTTATTGTTTACTGACGTTGATGTCCACGCATCTTCATACATTGGCGCACCATACGTCTATTCGTTTGAGAAGGTCGGTTCAGGCTGTGGCGTGATCTCATCACAAGCTGTGGCTGCAATTGACACTGCTGCAATGTGGATGTCTCGTTCAGGATTCTGGATATATGACGGTTACGTCAAGCCTTTGGCATCTGACGTTGGTGACTATGTGTTTGACAATATCAACTACACACAGGCCAGCAAGATTTACGCTGTTCACAACAGCAAATACGGTGAAATCACTTGGTTCTACCCATCTGCTGCGTCAAATGAAAATGACTCGTATGTCACATACAACTATCGAGAAGGTCATTGGGCTATTGGTTCTATGTCTCGTACTGCTGGAACTGATCGCGGGGTTTTCACTAATCCTTTGATGGTGTCTGCTGACGGCTACATCTATGAGCATGAGGCTGGATTTGACTATGAAGGCAGCACTCCTTACGCTGAGTCTGGACCGATTGAAGTTGGCAACGGTGATGCAGTAATGTCTGTCCGTCAAGTGATTCCAGATGAGCAGACTTTAGGCGAGGTTGTTGTGTCATTCAAAACACGTATGTACCCAACGTCTGATGAATCTACGTTTGGCCCATATTCAGCATCCCAACCAACTGATGTTCGTTTCTCAGCACGTCAGGTGAAGATTCGTTACACAGGAAACGTTTTGTCTGATTGGCGCATTGGCGTAACCCGTTTAGAAGCTGTTGCTTCTGGCGGTCGATAAACGAGTGATGCGCTACTGAGCTGCCAAGAGACTAAAATTCATGCAAGAGTTGCAAGAAGGAAAAGTACCAGTTTGCGTCCGTCAGGACTACATCATGTACTTTGAATACTTCAACGACAACATCTGGTTTCACACGGACATTTTTAAGTGGACGGGTGACACCAAAAGGCGTTACAGGAAAGACGTGAATCAGTTGCTTGCATTGGTGGATTGTCCAGTCGCAGCGTTGATTCGAGAAGACGACACCAAGCTCATTAGGTTCGCCAAATCGTTTGGCTGGATTGAGAAGTGTCAAATAATTTTGGTTGATGGCTCAAAAGCCTACATCTACGCTTCAAAGCGTAACAAAGGGGAATGATATGGGTGGTGCAGTAAAGGCTGTTACTGGTGCAGTTAAGAGTGTTGCGGCTCCAGTTGTTGACACTGTAAAAAGTGTTGCAAGTACTCCATTAGGAAAGATTGCATTGATTGGCGGTGGCTTGGCTGCTACTGGCGGCCTTAGTGGTGCTTCAGGTTTATTGGGTGGCGCTGCGACTTGGGCTGCTGCAAACCCATTAACTGCTGCTGGTGTTGGTTTGGCTGGCGCATCTGCTCTTGGCGGTGGCAGCACTCCATCATCTTCTACATCAAGCACAGCCATTGACCCTGAAATGAAAGCTGCTTATTTGCGCAACTTGGAAGAAGCTCGCATAACTGCTGCTGGTCTAGGCCAAAAGCAATTTGCTGACTTTAGCGGCAATTACGCAACTGCTGAACAGCAGCTTCGCAATCTCGGTATTGGTGGCGTTGGTCAAACTGGTACTGCTGAAGCATCACGCTTGACAAGCCAACTGGCTGGTTATACACCAGAGCAAGTGCAAGCTGCACAGATCAACCGTCAAGCAATTGCAAACGTGAATGGTGGCACTGGCGCTCAATACATGAGCGCATATCAAAACCCATACGAGAACCAAGTTGTTCAAGCAGCTCTTGGTGATGTTGAGCTTGCACGTCAACGTGCTGGTCTTACTGATCGTGCTGCTGCTACTGCTGCGAAAGCGTTTGGTGGTTCACGTCAAGGTGTTGCAGAAGCTCTGACTAACGAAGCTGCTTTGCGTAACGCATCAAGCACTGCTGCAAACTTGCGTTCTGCTGGCTTCACAACTGCTGCTCAACTTGGTCAAACTGATGCTGCTCGTATGTTGCAAGCTCAGATGGCAAACCAAGGCATCGACATGACAACGCAGCAAGCAAATGCAACACTTGCGCAACAAGCAAACTTGGCAAACCAATCTGCTGGCTTGCAAGGCGCTGGCTTGCGTCTGAACGCTGCTGGTCAAATTGGCAGTTTGGCTGCGCAACAGCAGAACCTTGGCATTGCTGGTGCAAACGCTGTGATGACTTCTGAAGCTCAACGTCAAGCATTGGAACAAGCCAAGCTGGATGCGCAACGCAACTTGTCATTGGAGCGTTTGGGTATCTCTCAATCTGCTTTAGGCTTGCAGCCAGCAAACCTTGGCGGTACAACTACAACACCAATCTACAAGAACCAAAGTGCTTCAGCTCTTGGCGGTGCTTTGTCTGGTGGTGTTTTGGGTAATATGATTGGCGGTGCAACAGGTGCTGGTTATGGCGCTGCTGCTGGCGGTCTTCTCGGTTTGTTGGGTTAAGGAGTAAATGATGGCAACTCAAGGTTTTGGCGGTTTACTCTTTGGTCAAGGTGGAACAGGTCTTGAAGACTACTTGACACCAGAAATGCAAGATCAGATCAAGCAACAAGGTATGCTGCAAGCAGCAGCAGCTTTGATGCAAGCTGGTGGCCCTAGCGCACAGCCAGTGTCACTTGGTCAGGCTCTTGGCGGCGCTTTGCAAGCAGGGCAGCAAGGCTATTCTCAAGCTCAAACTGGTGCAATCAATACATTGCTGTCACGTCAAAAGTTGGATGAAGCAAAGCGTCTTGGTCAATACCGTCAGGCATTGGCTGGCAGTATGGTTCCACCAGAAGGTTCTGCACCAGTTGCACCAGCACAAGCTGGTGTTCAACTGACACCACAACAGCAAGCAATTGCAACACCACAACCAGCTCCAATGAATGAGCAGGACATGATGTATGCACGTGCAATGCGCAACTATCAGATTGCCTTTAACGCTGGTCAAGTTGAAGACGCAACAAAGTTCTTGGAGCAAGCCTACAAGATCAAGCCAAACGCTGAAGTCCCATCAGACATTCGTGCTTTGGAGTATGTATCTGGTCGCAAGTTGCAAGGCACTGGTCAAGAAGGCATCAACGCACTTCAAGGTTATCGCAGAGCTGGCGCTGTCAATGTGGATATGGGCGCAGGACAAAAAGGCTTTGAGAACGAAGTCAACTTGAAAAAGATGTTCTCTGGCGAACCAATCTACAAAGACTTTAACGATATGCAATCAGCATACAAGCAAGTCAAATCTTCGTTGGCTCAAGAGAATCCAATTGGTGATGTGGCTGCTGCAACCAAGATTATGAAGTTGCTGGACCCTGGCTCGGTTGTGCGTGAATCTGAACTCGGCATCTCTATGGCTGCGGCTGGAAAGATGGACCGTTTGCAGAACTACGTTGACAATTGGGCAAAGGGTACAAAGCTCACGCCGACACAACGTCAAGACTTCCAGAACCTTGCAAACGAGTTGTATGCTGCTGCTGGTCAGACTTACAACATGAAGCGCAACGAGTATGCTGATTTCGGTTCTAAGTACAACCTTGATGCAACAAAAGCTCTTGGCGCTCCAGCGACAATCCCATCAGTAATGAAGAACTCTGGTGGTGCTAATGTTGGTGGTCAACAACGCAAGCCATTAGGCTCAATCTTCGGCCCACAATAAGGACAAGATCATGGACGGTCTACAAACAAAAATCTCTGAGGCTCGTAAAGCTGGCTACGGTGACGATGAGATCGTCCAGTTCTTGGCTCAGATGCCTGACGTTGGCGCTCAAGTCAATGAGGCGTTGAAGAACCAATATCAGCCAAACGAAATCTTGAAGTTCTTAGCGGAACAAAAGTCTGCTGCTTATCAGCAAGGCGCTGCAAAGCCTGAAGGTGAACGAGCCTTTATCAATGCACTTCAAGGACCATCGTTTGGCTTCTTTGATGAGTTCGCTGGTGCTGTATCTGCTCCATTTAAAGCAGTTCAGCAGGGCATCCCATTGACTGAGGCTTACCGTCAAGGCCGTGACATTGTTCGCGGTGCTGGTGAGTCGTTTGGCAAGGAAAGCCCTTGGCTGTCTGCTGCTGGTCAAACAGCAGCCTCATTGCCATTGATTGCAACGCAAGGTGTAACCAAAGGCGTTCAGGCTGCTGGCAAGATGGCAGAGCCATACGTTTCACCAATGATTGCAAAGGCTGGTCAGTATCTGGCTGGCGCTCCTGCTGCTGGTCAGGTTATGGGTTTAGGTCAACGCGCTGCTCAAGCTGGCGCTTCTGGACTTGGCTATGGTCTTATTGGTGGACTCGGTTCAACCGAGGCTGAATCAATTGGCGACATCACAAAAGATGTGTTGAAGTCAGGCGTAACAAGTGCTGGCATTGGCGCGATCTCTCAACCCGTGATGGCTGTACTCGGTGCTGGTGGTCGTCAGATTGCTGGTCGTGTATCTGACAAAGCTGCAAGCAAATACGCTGAACAAAAGGTCGCTGAAGCCTTGCTGCGTGACACGCCACCAGACTTGCTGTCTAGTGCTTTGGGTATGTCTCAAGCTCGTATGGGCAAGCTCGGTGCTGAAGCTCGTATTGCTGACGTTGGTGGTGCTAACACACGTCAATTGCTGGACACGGTTGCAACGCTGTCTGGTGAGACTAAGCAGACATTGGAACGCGCCATCCGTGAACGCCAATCAGGTCGTGCTGGTCGTTTAATGGGTGCTGCTGATACTGCACTTGGTACTCAAGGCGCTGACTTCCTTGGAAGCCTTGAATCATTCGCGGCACAACGTCAAGCAGCTTCACGTCCTTACTATGACGTGATTGACAAGGCTGTCATCACTGTTGACAACCAATTGATGGATGTCTTGAACCGTTCCAAACGCGCTCAAGGCGCTGCTGAATTGCTGTTTGAAACTAAGACAGGCCAGACTTTGGACTTGTCCAAGTTGAAGGTCGGCGAGCAAGTCCCAATGAACGTGCTGGACACCTTGAAGCAGTCTTTGTATGACTCAGCTCAGACGTTGAAGCGTTCTGGTGGTGGTCAGCAAGCCAACGCATACGATGATGTGCGTACAAGCCTTGTGAAGTTGCTTGAAGATAAATCGCCAAAGGTTGGTGGTCAGTCTGCTTACACGCAAGCCATGAAGACTTGGGCTGGTCCTTCTCAGATGATGGATGCTGCTGAAGCTGGTCGCAAGGCTTTGACAGGTGACATCATGGACGTGAAACAATTGGTAAAAGGTTTCACACCATCAGAGATGGATGCTTACAAGATTGGTGCTTTGCAAGCTTTGCGTCAAAAGACAGGTACTGAAGCTGGTCAAACATCTTTGCTGAAGATGTGGAAAGAACCAGCAACTCAAGACCGTTTGCGCGAAGTGTTTGGCAATGACTACCGTCAGTTTGCATCTGCTGTTGCAAAAGAAGCTCGATTGAAGGGCATTGAGTCTGCTGGTCGCGGTTCTCAGACTGCTGCACGTTTGGCTGGTGCTAATGATTTAGACGTTGCTCCATTGATGCAAGGCGTAACTGCTGCTGGTTCTGGCAATGTGCCAGCAATGATCTCTGCTGGTTCATCTTTGATGAGCAAGGTGCAAACACCAGAACCAGTGCGTAATGAGATTGGTCGCATCCTGCTTTCACGTGAACAGCAAAAACTGTTGGACTTGAATGAGACAATGAAGCGTCTTAACGCATCACGCGCTGCGGCTGCTGGATATGGTGGCTATACAGGTGGACAGATTGGTAGCAACTTGGCAATGCCTCAAAACGGACAGTAAATCATGGCAACACCACTCGACTATGTAATGGGTCTTGGAGAACTAGGCGCAACACTTGGAACAGGTGCTGTGTCTGGTTTGGTTGGCGCTCCTTATGGTGTTTATAAAGGCATCACTAGCGGCAAGTACGGTACACCTGAAGGGGTGCGTATTGCGCAGCAACAGGCTGCTGACTTCATGGCTCGCAACACCTACCAGCCACGCGGTCAGGTTGCCCAAGAAGCATTGCAAGGTCTTGGCGGTTTACTGTCTGAATATAAGGCTCCACCAGTTATTCCAGAAGCAATGCTCTTTGGCTCTATTCCAAAGCAAGCGTATGCAGCACAAGCTGAACGAACTGGAATGGCTGCTGAACGCGCATTGGCTCCTGTTGTGACACGAACAATGGAACGTGGCGGTTTGCCAGCTCAGTTGTTGGGTGATTTGAGTCAGGGTTCGCGCAGACAAATTTTCATTGGTCAAAGTTCACCTTTATACAAAGGCGACAATGCCATCAAAGCCCAAAGAATGTATAAAGATGAAGTTCCAATGCTGCAAATTAAGCAGCAAACAGGAATGGAGAGAACACCATCAGGAGAATGGGTGCAAGAGATGTCTGATGTCGGTTCAAGGTTTAAGCCTGATGTCGCCACTCAATTAAATGATTATGGTGTTCGTAAACAAAAGACTGTTTTTGAGCATCCAACAGCATTTGATGCTTATAGTGATCTTGGCGATGTGACATTGATGCGTGATGGAAGTCGTGTTGCTGATTACACTGGGTATTACGAGCCAAGTAAGGACATGATTGGAATATCTTTGCCACGTAAAGATGTAAATCTTGACTACGCAAGAGATACCAATTTGCATGAACTACAACACGCAATTCAAAAGCGTGAAGGGTGGGCTCAAGGCGGCAGTCCTGAGATGTTTATGCAACAGAAAGAAGCAGAACTAAGCAGAGATGCGTTAAGCTGGAATAAAGAGCTTGAAAATGCTGCTAAACGTTATCCGAATGAAGATCGTGGGTTCCTTGAAAGCGTTGTAATAAACGATTACATCAATTCTGGTGTACCAGATTGGATTGTTAGTCCAGAGTCAAGGTCGCTTGCTTCTACGTTGGCAAAAGACCAAGAACAGTTCGATACTGCAAATCGTCTTGTAAAGTTATATGGTCTTGATAGGAAAACAACTCCATTCACTCCAGATCAAATGTACAAGAACCTTGAAGGTGAAGCAATGTCGAGGCTTGTGCAAAAGCGCAAGGACATGACTCAAGATGAATTATTGAATTCATTAGCTTTTGATTACAGCCCAACATCAAACCAAAAAGGGCTTGATGTTAGGCCAGAGAATTTGCTTTATCTAAATGAATCTGGTGAAATTAGAAAAAGCCTACTAGACTGACCCAAAGAACGCAGCCGTCAACGGGTCGCGTTTGATCTTTCTGTGAAGCTGGCGTTCACGTGCTAAACGAAACGCCTTCTTCTCCACATCTTCCTTCTCGCGCATTTTCTGGACGCGCTGCGTACTCGTCATAGGCTTTGGCTTGACGGCATCAGAGCCAATGCCATAACGGTAAGCAGCAGTCGGGATGTCGCGATACTCAGCAGGATGCCACTCTTGAATGAACACGTTGCCATTCTTGTAAAGCTCATGCAAGATTGCTCTTGCGTGGCGCACGTGGCAATGAATAACCTTTGACACTTCCATTGCTGTCAAAGGTTTGTCCATGATTGCTTTGATGAGTCTTGGACGCTGGACTGATTTCATTTGAGATCGTTAGCCACCAAAGTTGCATATCCAGCAATGTCATGCCAGTGGTCATGCACATTAGGATTACCATTCAAAATACGAGCAATCTTGTGCGCAATCATATCTAATGCTTCGCGTTGAGATGAACTTAATTTATTCCATCCAGCTTGCAACTGAATCGTGTGCTTCAACTCTTGACAAATTACAGCATGAGTCTCAAAGCTGCCATGCGTTTGCTGGCGCTGCGCCAATGTTTCATTGATGTCTGTCATTTGTTTCTCGCCTCAATCAGTTCGACTGCAATGTCATAAAGAATCTTGTATGAGTCAGCGCCTTGTTCGTCAGCTCCACGAAACTTCAATGTTTCGTCCAACGTGCGTTGTGCAAGGCTTCGTGTGTCTTCCACAATCAAAGCATCAGTCTCAGCTTCACTTGCGTATGGGTCTTTCTTCTTGAAGATTGCGTCCCAATTACTAACGATCTTTTCAACATCTTCTTTGCGTCTTGTACTGCCTTTACCCATTACGCAGCCTCCTTCACAAAGATTCCTTCAGCGTTCATTGAACCTTTGCGATTTTTTATTTGTTCAAACGCAGCTTCTAAGCAGTCAGTCAGATTCACGTCAAGTAATGCACAGACGTTAATAAGGCAAACAACAGCGTCACCAACACCATCTATGGCTTCTTCTTTGTTGCCATGAATCAAAGCATCCCGCAGCTCTTGCACTTCTTCAAGTGCTTTAGTGGCTTGCGCCAATGCTGTGCTGTTTGGCACAATCTTTCGCGCTTCCGACCAGCGCAATACTTTCAATTCCAATTCTGAATAACTCATTTTTTCTTTCCTTTCGTGGTTACGTTGGCAGTGCCAGCTTGACTAAAAATCTTGAACTCTCTTGGTGCTAGGTCAACACGCTGCTTGGTGGTCTTCTTTGGGCGCATCATCTCTGGCGCTCGGTTCACATGAAGTGGTTTGACCATGTGATGAATTGTGCCAAGAGAAGGATTCGTTTTGCGCAGCTCCTCAGTATATTCAGCCATCATCTGTGAAGACTTCTTGTGCTTGTTTTGCACCATGATGCTGGCTGTAAAGTCCTTCATGTACGTCTTCACGTAGTCAGGATGAAAACAGTTGATGATTTCCTTAGTCGCGGTCATTGAATGATTCCATTAAAAAAAGTGATGTGATGTAGATTGCTGCTACACCAATGAAAGTGATGAAGCCAACGCCAAGCAAGAAGCAAAGCAAGGCGATGTTTGAGATGTCTTCAGTTGCAAAGTCATTCATATTTGCCACCATGTTTGATTCGGAATTGCAAAGCAAAGCCCCAAGCAATGCCAGAAATAATCCAGAAGCAACGGTCAGCGTATGACCAGAACTCTGGGTCTTTGTTCCAGTTCACAAAGCCAAGCAGCACGTAAACAACTGCCAGCATGATTGGGTATGCGATCAGATCAATGTATTTCATTTATTGTCCCCTTGTTCTTTGATGCCCATTCCTCAAACATTGCATCAGTCTTTTTCTGTTTGCTTGCGTTCTTTGGTGGTGGAAGCACACGCTTTCTAGCAACAGCTTTTGGCTTCTCAATTGGATTTGTAGGCCACGGTGCATTGGGTGCTAGTACTGTCTTCATGTGTTCTTCTCCTTGAGTTTGGCTTCAACAGCTTCGACTAAATCTCTCAAGCTGCCACCTTCTTCCCAATCAATATCATCTTCCTCATCCAGCCCAACCCATGTGCGTTGTTGTGGTGTGGAAGCAAACCAACAATCGAGAATAAACATTAGCGTTTCACCGTTGTCACCATCGCCCCCACTCTTGAAATAAAAACTATCGTTGCAGTGCTTGAAGTCTGTATCTGCAATGAATTTGTATAGAGCCTCTGATCGCGGGTCATGGTCATCGCCATCTTCCCATCGTTGATTAGGGCTTTTAAACTTTGCCCCAAGCTCACCCTGCTCTTGCTTGGCTAGTGCTTCTTCTAAGGCTTTGATGGCTTCGTTTGCTTGTTTGTAATGATCTTGATCTTCAGCAGACCAACAGCCAGAATCACCAGAATCAGCCAAGGCTTTCCATTCTTTGTTGTTTAACACTAGCGCCTCAAGCGCCAGCTTCATTGCTTCTTTACTCATAACCCACCTCGCATATTCCAAGCGTCTATTGCCGATTTCTTTTGTTCTTCAATATAAGCGGCATACCTTTCGTCTTCAATTGCTCTCAAAAGATTGCTTTCACGGAAATCTTTTACAGAATACTTAGAAAACATATTGAAGTTATCAATTGATTTGTAACCTCCTTTTGCCTTGCAATTTGGACAATAAATGTATGTGTATCTACCGCTTCCCCATTCAGAGCCATTTGGATTTGTCCAGCTTTCAATTTCTTGTTTTGCTTCACAGTCGCAAAATGGGCAAGATTTAAGTTCATTTGTCATAGCGGAGCCTCTGGCAGTTGTGCGCGTTGCGCTTGTTGGTACGCTTGTTCTTGTGCTTTTGTCCACGGTACTGGTGGAAAGTTAAAAGGCCAGTTAGTCGATGTCATAGCAATCATCCTCATCTTTTTCTACTGGCTCAATGCCATATCCTTTGCATTTAGCGCAAGTTGCACCGTCATACATTCCTTCGCCTGACCCACTGCACCATGAGCAAATTTCGTCTTCGTCTTCTTCTATTTCATCGTCAATCATGTTTTCTCCACGTGAGTAAATAGTTCTTCTCGTTTAAGTTTCGCAGCAAGTCCTGCTTCTTCTTTTGAGCCAAACATACCAACAGTAATCCGTTGTTTGTTGTGAGAAATAGATGCTCTCCACTTTTTTGCAGCTTCATGCCAGTGAACGCCTCTATATCCGCTAGTGTTATCTTTCCTTGGAGAGATGTTTTCACAGTTTTGCTTTTGAGTTGCAAGTCTCAAATTGCATATCCTGTTATCTGAACAATCTCTGTTTATGTGGTCAATGTTTAGTTCTGGGAAACTGCCGTAAACATAAAGCCAAGCAAGCCTGTGCGCTTTGTAATATTTACGATCAACTCCAATATGGATATACCCACGCTTATGAGGTGTTCCAGCTATCTCTCCAACTTTTCTTCTTGTCACTTGTTTTATTCTTGTGAACAAGCCTGTTGTCTCGCTGTAATGAAACAGCTCTTTAAGTCTCAATTGAGTAATCATGTCGCACCTCATCATTGGTGGAAGTCATCACTGAAAGAAAGTGACAGCAGGACGGTGATGAATCGCCTTTTCCCCCGCTAAAGGTAGCTGTCACTTGCATCTTAGCATTTTTCATATCTTCTCCAATACTGAACGTGCTTTGCGCATCTTTATTTCTTTCGTCACAATGTCCATTGCCTTCTCTAACTCACCAATGGTTGTGATTTCAAGTTGGGCATCGTGGACGAGCATTGTTTCAACAATCGCTGTCAATTCTTGAGCCTTCAAGATAAACTTGTCATCACGTCCAACACCACGCTTGGCAACGTCAAGCAAAGCATCCTGACCAGCTTTGATCTCCTTGGCGTAGTCATCTCCAATCTGCATACGTGCCAGAGCTTCTGCAATATTGAACGCGCTGATGATGGTGTCAATGTCAATGCGAGTGGCTTCACCCTTGCGCAGACACTCCAACGACTCATGGTTCTTGATCTTCAAGTGCAGCACAGCATCACCTGTTTCGCTGATATTCCTGAAGCCATTGATGACCCATTGAACAGCGTCAAGACGAACTCCTTTGGGCTTGTACTTCTTGCGTGGTTTGCTCACTGCTGCTGCTCCATGATGTCAAGCTCAAGAGCTTTTACTCGCTCGCGCAGTGAATCAACTTCTTGTTCGTAAATCTCAAGCTGCTTGACCAAATCGCACAGCATGGTTGCAATCTTTGATGGTCCTTCAGCTTGGTAGGCTTCCAGCTCACGCGCCATCAGCAGGGCTTGTACTCTGTTTTTCATAAATCATTTCCTTTAATACTTGTTTGCGGTGTTCTTCTATCAAATCAAACTTCAAAAAATCAAGTGCGCCTACAACAGTTGTTGTCATCAATAAACCATCGTATTTGGCGATAACGTCAAACAAATCGCCAGCAAGACTTGCTGCAATCTCTTGTTGTGTTTTCATTTTTCGTCCTTTACCCATGTGCAAGCAAAACAAATCTTCATCATCCAACGGACGAACCAGTTAGGTTCTTTTCCTTTCTCTGGTCGATACACAATTCCACGATTTGTCTCTGGCGTATTGCCAAACATATAGCATTGCCATTCAGATTGCTCTGGCAATAATACAAATCTAGAACTTGTCGCATACATATTTTTAAAAACTGATTCTTCGCTCATTTCTGCACCTGTGATTGTTTGCTGCGTGAGTGTTCACGCTCCTGCTTCACACCACCAAGCCATCCAGCCATTGCGCCACGGCTGGCAGCTTCACGAATCATGGTGGCTAATTCATCAGGACGAATCACGCCAACTTTGCCACCAGAGCGGCGAATGAAGTCGGTCACGATGTCGTCAATGTCGTTTTGTAGTTGCTCGGACATATGTTGTTCTTCCTCAAAAAGCATTACGCAAACAGATGGCAAACCAAGAAACCAGCAGCAAATGCACAGGCAATGTGAACCCAGTATTCGGCTTGAGCTGCTTCGTCAGACTGATGGCCTTCCATCCATTCCCAACGCTGGCGTGATGCAATCGCGTCAACAGTGTTTGGGTAGGCTTCCTGCATAGTGCGTGGATAGGTGCGGGTGGTGTCGTTGAGTTTCATGTGGTTCTCCTTAGTTGCTGATTTGGTTCTTCGCGTCCATGCGAGTATTGACTTCAAACTGTTTGCTGGATGCGCATTTGATGCAACGGTATTGGGCTGGTTCTTGTTTGAATGTTTGCCAATCAGTTGAGAAAGGTGTGCGCAAGATGTTGCGACCGCAAGCTGTCTTTGATGTAAAGCCGCTGCCGCTTTTGTTTAGATGGGTTACTCGCATTTCGTTTGCTCCTTAGCTTCGGTTGTTGATGACTGAATCATATCACACTTGATTTGGTAGTCATCAAGCACTTTCTTCAAACTATTTGTAAAAGTGTTACATCTCAACAACAAATCCCTAAAATCCTAGTCGGCTGGTCGGTTTCTCCAGCCTATGCTGCGTGACTCTCCTCTGCGCAGTTGCCTTTCAATGGGTGGCGGTTCGCTGTCACCCATCTTTTTGCCTATGTGATTACATAGTCAAGTTCATGTTAACATACTGCACATGAACACATCTACATACATCACAGACATCAAGCAACGAGCTGCGGCTGCTGGCTTCAACATGGCAGAGGTAAGCCGTGAGGCTGGCTTAGACCAAGCCCAAGTCTCTCGCTGGATTTCAGGCAAGACAGTTCCACTGGTTTCATCCGTGGACAAGCTAAAAGCTGCGCTTGATCGCCTTATTGCTACGCGCATTGATACGCTTACGAAAGAACCAACATGATTCGCGTCATGGGTGTTGACATCGGCGCTCAAGGCGCTTTCTCGCTGTACGTCAATGGCAAGTTCGAGCGCGTCATTGATATGCCTTGCGTTGAGGTCATTCGTGGTGGCAAGAAGAAGAACCACATCTCTGCACAGGGTGTGGCTGCGGCCATCAAGGAATTGAATCCAACTCACGCAGTGGTGGAGAAGGTCGGCGCGATGCCAAACCAAGGCGTGTCTTCAATGTTCGCGTTTGGTCGTG